ACGGGGCAACTGGAGACGGTGTTACAGATGACACTGTGGCTATTCAAGCTGCTATAGATGCTGGAAATACCATAGTGTTCCCTTCAGGAACTTACGCAGTAAGCGACACAATAACACTTGGTTCAAGCAAAGTCTTGAGGGGAGATAATGCAACTATTATACTTTTGAATGACATTAACGATGATGGGATGATCTCCCTCAGTGGTAATGATACATTGATAGAAGATATTATTTTTAATGGTAATAGTAAGATTCCCCTATATGGTCTTCTAAAGATTCAAGAAGACAGTCAGAATATAAATGTCAAAGGTTGTACCTTCAAAAACATACTAGGTGAAACTAATGATGTTGTAGGTGTAAAGATATCCAGTACAGGTACTGATGTAACAATAAGCCACTGCCACTTTGAAAATATAAAAAGAACTACATCTTCTGGGGTGGGTATTGGAGATGGTATCTTCCTTAGTGAGTTTTCTGGTGATAATAAAGACGCTCCATCAACCCTTGTTATATCTGACTCCACATTTGAAGATATACAATCTTTGGAACCCTCTGGTGGTGGAACAATCGTAAACGATGCAGATGCTATACGCTCATATATGACAGGAGCCGATGTTGCTTATGCGGGTCTATCTCTGATGAGAATATCTAATTGTGGTTTCAAGAATATAAGTAAGTCTGCGGTAAAAAGCTCTGACTCTAAAGTAATCATAAGTAACTGCCACCTAAACAACACTGATGTCACAGATACGGCATACGCTGGTTTTAGATCCAACGATTCTATTGATACCCAAATGTATAACTGTTCTGTAGAGGGGGATGTAACTAATGGGTGCGTGTATGATGGAACCAAAGTACATATAGATGGTTTTAAGTTTGAACCAACAATTACAACTGGCAATGCAATCCAAATTGGTAATCAACTTGTTTCAAAGACAGATAAGGTAAGCATCCATAATATAACAGCAAGAGAGGGGGCATACGCTGTCCGTTTATACTCGGCTGAAGATGTTTTAGTAACAAACATTTATGCGAAGGGTGTTAATAATGTTCTTGGCATGGATAGTGTTGAAAACGTGGTTGTAGATGGTATATCAGGATTCTCTGCCTATTTAGGTTTTATTGGAGCGACCAGTTATACGGCTGATAAAGTAATCATTAGAAACGTCACAATAGATATAGCCCAAGCATCTGCTGGTGCTATAACAGGGGAGTCACTTCTTATTAGAGATTCCGATAGTGTGATATTGGAAAACGTAAACCTACTGCGAATGACCACGATTCCTGCTATCTCGATGCTTCCCTCGGCAGATGATTTACTAGAAAAGGTTGTCATTAAGAATTGTAGATTTGAGCGAACTGATTATGAGTCTACCCTTGATGTTGCGTTCACATCTATAATCACCTCAGCACACAACCCATCTGCAACCAACTATCATGTTAAAGACTTACACATCTACGATACTGAAATATACTCAACAAGAACCTACGGGACTTACTCAAGTGGAGATACGAGGTGTCTTGTCTATCTCTTGGCTAATGATTTACATATCAAAAACTGTTGTTTTAAGTATGACTCCGCAGTTCGTGGAAATACGCAGGGGTGTTTAGCACACAGCATTGCAACAGACAGTAAGACTATCCTCGTGGAGAACAGCTCCTTTATATCTCAATTTTCTGGGCTAGATGGTGTTCTTATGCGTGAGGCTTCCACAACCGCTACGACACAGTTCTTCTCTAACAACAAACTTATTATACCTTCAGGAACTTATACACTTGAAGGAAATACGATAGTTGAGAATAATACATCTCGTGTTAGTGGTAATGTGCGTTTCACCTCCCTTCCCACAAGTGATCCAAGCGTGGCGGGAGAGCTTTGGAACAGCTCTGGAACCTTAAAGATCTCTACATAACTCTCAATAAAACCTAAGTTGCAGGCACAGCCTGTGGATACCTTATGACTACTAAAGTACCTGGCGGTATG